TTTTGTTTTTTCTCACCACTCAACCCCCCAACTATGCAAACGTTTAATCAAAGCGCCCTCACTAATTCCAAAAACATAATGGGCAATGCAATTAAGTTTTATTCCGTCGTTTAAACATTCCAACGTAAAAGCAACATCTTGCTTTGTTAGCTTTCGCCTATGCTCTGCCGGCTTACTGCCGCTCATTTCAACGCTTCCTGTAATTGCTCCTCTTTTTCTGCAAGTCGCATAATTTCCATAACTCGCCTCTCAGCCATTTCAGCCCTACGGATATACTCACGGGCATCCGAGAACCTTTTTTCGTGGTACGCGGCATTTGCGGCCCTTCTGTAGCGATACATTCGATCTACCGGACCCTCAAACTGGATTACGTTGCTCATTGGTCACTTCCTTTAGAATTACGTGATGTGCTTCGGCAATGATTTTTGCAGTCACTTTGTCACCCCTGGTGAACTCTTTTTGCCAGATTCTCAAAAGTTGGTCGCATAGTTTTTTCTTGGCTTCTTGTGTCATATCAAAACCTCATTGGCGCAGGCATTGCGCGGTTTTCTTGGCTTGTGTACTGCATTGATTGTTTGTGAAAGCAAAGGCCGATCTTTCCCTCTTCCCCGCCTTCTCGATTTTTATCGACGTTAAGATATGCATCAGCCTGCTTTAAAATTTCGCGCTCTTTCTCGCTTAAATCCATTTCGCCGCACTGCTCCATGACTCGCGTGACCGCCTCTTTTTCCTTGTTTCGAGACACGATGAAAACGTTATCAGCAAGGTCCGTGATTGCACCCGCCCCACGTATGCCAAATTTATTTCCAACCTTCACCCCGCCTTGAGGTTTGGTCATATGGCACACCAGATGGACATGGACGTTAAGACTTTTGGCGACGCACTGAAGCTCATCAACAAACTTTGTTTGGCCCGTGTAATCGTCATAGCCAAACCCGCACTTTGTGAGAGAGTCAACCACGAAATGCATCACGCCGCGCTGTGTTGCGCCGTAGTGGATCAAGGCCATAACTTTGGAAGGTTTGACGGATTTAACTTGATTGAAAATGTAAAGCCGAGACTGTAGCTCAACGATAATTCGATCCATGAATTCAGGCGAAGGCACGCAGCCTGCAAGCTGCTGAATCATCCGGCCAACGGTTTGGTAGGGCTGCATCTCAAACGAAGCCACAAGCGCCCTGTGTTTTGCAAGCTGCCAGCCGATGACTTGCCCGAGCATGAGCGACTTGCCTTCGCCGTTGACACCTCCCCAGATCGATAACTCACCAGGGCGAAGCTTGATTAGTTTTTCGGATTTCTCCCACGGTAGCGGGTCGCCTTTCTGATCGCCGTTAAGCGCAAAAAAATCTAAAATCTCGTTTCGTAGCTGTGCCGGAGTTACCAGGTCAAGCGCTTGCATGTTCGCTAGTGCGGCCTCGGATTTTTCCAGCGCTGACTCGATATCAGTTTCGTTGAGATACAAATTCGCTACGTTGCTCACAAGATCACCTCCCTGACTTGGCCGTTAACCGGGCTTGGGCCATTGGATGATATTTGATCTTCCCAGCGCTTACCGTTGAGGTAGGTCGTTGGGTGCGGGATATATTTCGGATCGTCCCAGTCGCCAGTTGCGAGACGGTCGGAAATATTTTTTTTGATTACCGCTAGGGTGTCATCGGTGATCTTGAGCGATACGAATTTTTTCTCAGCCTGAGCACGATTTTTTTTGTTTGGGTAAACCTCCCAAAATTGGGAAAATCGCCGTGTAAATTCTTGGGTAAAATCTTTTTTATTATTTTTATATATTTTCTTTTCTTTAGCGTCACTTTGTGACGTTACAGTAACGTTACGGGGTGCGTTACTATTTTCGTTACGAATTCGGTCCCTATATCTGCGTTGCCTTTCAGCGTTTTTAGCCTTCTGAGTTTCTTTTGAATCGAGGTTTAATTCTTCGTAAAACCCAGGAAACACAAGGGCTTCAGCGGTTTCTCTAGCCCAATCAACACTCATCATAGCCTCACCAAACCCAGGCATATTACACACCTCATCAACCCAGTCAGCACGAGCGCATTTGATATGTAAATCGTCACCATTACGTGTGCCTTTTCGTTTTGCACAACCCCAAATCGTTACAAGTGCACCAACGCAAGCGTTACGCGTAACGTTACGCGTTACGGTCATATCATCTTGCAAATTTTGGTTAACATACGCGGCTAATTCACCGTCGCTAGAAAAAACAAAATCCGCTATAACAAGAATTTTTGGCTCGTTATAGAGGTCAATTTTCATCGGTACCCAATCTTCAATCATTGTGTTATCATCCTGCTTGTTGGATTGATGTTTTGTAAGTAATGGCCACCTTGATCCGTCGGCAAACGTCTTTGTGGCCTTCTTTCAAAAGTTTTGGCGATACCTCTGCCAGCTTGCTTATAGTCTTTCTCCATAGCACAACTTCCTTTTCTGTAATGCATCCGTTTTCAATGTCTGCATGACCTTGAGCTACCAACCAAATTTTTGTGTCTATATCGTCAAGGTGCTTCTTTGTGAAGTAAAAACCATTCGCTTCTAATGGCTGATACTCTTCCGCAAACATCTCCTTTTCTTCAAAGCCCAGCGCACCACATATCTCGTTAAATGTGCAGCCTGCAAAGCAGTTGAATAGAATCTTATTGTCGGCCTCTGTAACGGCCAGTGACGCGCTTCTATCGTCGTGTGAAGGGCAACATGCCATCCAACCCTTGCCGGACTTCTTAACCCTATCCAAACGATCTAGAACGCGGTCTATGTTCATACAAGCCCCTGTTGCTTATATCTCGCTATCTCTCGCTCAAGCTCTTCCATTCGAGCATCTTTGCAATATTTCTCAACAAGATAGAAAATTGGATTCAAATCTTTTGTAACCTCAATAAACTTTTCCAAGTCATCCAAAGTAAACTTTGCAGAGTCGTTTTCGCCCTGCGCACATTTGCGGGTAAGCTGGCTTGGTGAATAATCCATATCAGCCGCTATAGCCTTCTGTGGCCGCCCTTGTTGATGCACCCGAGCTGCTACCAGCTCTCGACATGACGCGTAGTTATCCGCGTTGCCAGCATCAAAATTCAATGTAAGTTGCATTTTTGTTTCCCCCACTTTCCTTTAGTTTCCCCTATCAAATTTGCTTAAATAAAAAGCTCATCACTGAGCTTGTTGCTACAAAAATGGAACCTTAGGCCCCTAAACTATGCGAATACCCCAAATAACGGACGTTAAAAAGGCCACCGAAGTGATGGCCTATGCTGCTGAATTTGTTTTAATTATTTTTGGCTCATATGCGCGAACAAAAACATCACCATCAAAAACGAGCCGAATATCTCTTTCAGCTTTTAGCATTTTTGATATTGAAGGCTGCACGACTCCAAGCAGGCCTGCTGCGGCTTCTTGTTTATGCTGCTCTACATATTGGGCTAGCGTGATCTCTTTCATTGACTACCTCCTAATACTCAAATAATGACCCAAGGGAATATATTTGTCAAGCCCTTAGGGAATACTAAGCAGCTAAAATGAGGCGTAGAATCCGCGGCTATGAGAATTAATCAAATACCAAAAGAACAAATGCTTCGAGAAGGCCAGTTTCTGGCCGAGAGAATGCAAGAGCTTGATGTCAGTCAAGATGAAATTGCGCACGAGCTGGGCCTGGTTCAAAGCACAGTCTCTAAATGGGTAACAGGGACAAAACCTATCCCGCCGCAAAGGTTTACATGGCTTGCAAGTAGATTGAGTTTCGATCCGTTTGAAATGCGCCCGGAGCTTATGTCATTTAGCGCAAACGGTAATAGTTTTAGTCAGGAGAAGATGAAGCTTGCTGGCACGATGGCAAAAATTCTTCTCCTTTCTGATGATCAAGAGTGCTCAAAGATTGAGAAACTTCTAGCTGTTTTTCTTCCTTCATCAGGGCACCAGAAAAACACGCAAGAATAAGACCAGAATAACTGCAATCAGTATTATTATTAGAATCCATAAAAACCCCTTATATCTATCGGTAGACTAACATAAATGTCGTTATTTCACACGTTAAAGGGCGTGCCAAAATTGGCCGCAGGCACTCATATTTAGATCGCCTTTCCATATCTAAAA